TGCGCGCGAAGATTTCGGTTGAGACCGATTGCGTGCTGGAGGCGATGTGTCGCGCAACCGGCGACGATCGCTCGGAAGTTGTCCGCGAAGTGATGCATGCGTGGGCGCTTCGGAAGATCCATGAATCCACGCTACTGCAAGGGCGTCTTGAGGCCGAGGGCCTGACAGGGGTGGCAGAGGGCCGGCTGGGGCCGGGCAGGGAATCGTGATGCGATCGACACTCGCTGACGCCAACGAACGCCAGCGCCGCGCCGTCCTGGTTCGCCTGGACGCGTTGCAGGCACAGAACGCGCGCAGCTACACCGACGAGCAGCAGCGGGCCGCAGCCGAAGCGCTGGGGCGGCCTGACTGGCTGCCGGAGATGCAGGAATCTTTGCCATTGGAGGGCGCGGCCTGATGTACACGAAGGTCTTCCGTCAGATCTACGACGGGACGCTGGCCGACAGCTGGCAGGCGCTGGTGACGTTTCAGCAGTTGCTGATCCTGGCGGACGCTGACGGTGTGGTCGACATGACGATCGCCGCGGTGCATCGCACGACGGGTATCCCGGTCGAGATCCTCGATGCCGGGATAGCGATTCTCGAAGCGCCTGACCATGGTTCGCGTACGCCGGATATGGAAGGGCGTCGAATCGCTCGACTTGATGAGCATCGGGCGTGGGGGTGGCAGTTGGTCAACTTTCGGAAGTACCGTCAGCTGACCAGCCGCGAAGACAAGAACGAAGCGGACCGCCTCCGTATCGCGAAGCAAAGGGCTGAGAAAAACACCAATGTTCCCAAAGGCGTAGCGACTTGTAGCGAACCGTCGCCACTTGTAGCCGATGTAGCACACACAGACACAGAAGCAGAAGCAGTAGATCAAGAGCAATCCTCACTTCGTTCGGATTCGTCCGCGCCGTTGGCGCTGACCACACCGGCAGCACCTGCGGACCTGAGGGCGAAACGAGCGAACCGGATCCAGCAGATCGCCGAAGACGCGCAAGCGGCCTACAACGCCGTGCTCGGCAAACCGAACGGACTGCTGCCGATGTGCGCGGTTCTGAGCAAGCCTCGGCTCAAGGCGGTCGAGAAGGTGCTGCCGATCGCGCGTGGCGTTTGCCAGTCGCTGTACGGGTCGGAGAAGGTCACCGCGCAGTTTTGGCGAGCGTACTTCGAAGAGGCGTCGAACGACGAGTTCCACAGCGGACGTATCCCGGGAGGTCCTGGACACGAGAACTGGAAGCCTGACTTCGATTACCTGCTGACCGAGAAGGTTATGGCCAAACTTTTCGACCGAGCGATGAGCGCTGACGAGGATGCCGCGTGATGGGTGCCGACGGCTCCATCGCGCAAGTCCCGCCTTACTCGACCGAAGCCGAGCAGGCAGTCCTAGGCGGGCTGATGCTGGTTGCCTCGGCATGGGACAAGATTTCCGACCGGCTACGCGAAGAGGATTTCTTTCGTCGCGATCACCAGTTGATCTTCCGCGCCATCGGCGACTTGGCGCAGTCGGACAAACCTTGCGACGCAGTCACGCTTGGCGAGTGGTTCGAGTCAAACGGGTGCGCGAAGGAGGTCGGCGGAAGCGCCTACATCCTTGAGCTGGCCAGCACTACGCCGAGTGCGGCGAACATCACTGCATATGCGGACATCGTTCGCGAGAAGGCGACGCTGCGCGCGATCATCGACGCCGGAACGAAAGCAGTGAATCAAGCATTTCGCCCAAACGGTGGCGAGAGCCGAGAAATCGCTGCAACGATCGCGAGCGCAATGCTCGAAATCAGCGGACGCACCACGCCGCGCGGCGCGAAGTCGACACAGGAGATCGCGCGCAGTTGGTGGACCCGCCTGCAGGAGCGCTACGAGAACGACTCGTCGATGCTGGGATTGCCTACGCCGTGGGCTAAGTTCAACGAGCTGACCCTCGGGCTCTGCGCCGGCGACCTGGTCGTGATCGCCGCGCGGCCGAGCATGGGCAAGTCTGCGTGGGCGACGAACTTCGCGACGTGCACCGCACTGCGCGGAAAGCGCGTGATGTTCTTCAGCCTCGAAATGACAGAGGACTCGATCTTCAATCGCGCGGTGGCGTCGGTTGGCGACATCCCACTGCGGTGGCTTCGCAAGCCGGACCACGAGAACGACCACTGGACGAGCGTCACAACGGCTATGTCGCGCCTGGCCGCCGCGCCGCTCGTGATCGACGACACCGGCGGCCTGACAGCTCTGCAGATCGTCGCGCGGGCAAAGCGCGAGAACATGCGCGCGCGGATAGACGGCGCGATCGTGATCGACCACTTGCACATCGTGCAGCGTAAGGGCGAGAACGCGGCGAACGAGATAGCTCGGGACACCGCGCTCTTCCGTGCACTCGGGAAGACGCTGGGCGTGCCAGTGATCCTGCTGGCGCAGTTGAATAGAGGTCTGGAAGCGAGGCCCAACAAGCGGCCGGTAATGTCAGATCTACGCGAGTCAGGCGCGATCGAGCAGGACGCCGACATCATCGTGTTCCTGTACCGCGACGACTACTACGCGAAACAGGAATCGCGCGAGTCCGAGCATCCCGGCATGGTCGAGATGATCGTCGCGAAGCAGCGCGAGGGCGAGGCCGGAAAAACCGTGTGGGCGCAGGACCGACTGAGCTACGGCCTACTGGAGGACTACGAAGGCGAGGATCCCCGGCGCCCGATCAAGGCGGCAAAGAATCAGAGTCGTGGCATGCGGAAGGCTCGCGCGGTTCCCGTGGGCGGCAAGGACGCGGCGGCGGGAAGCGAATGACCGCTGTCGCCGAAAAGCTCCGCAAGAAGATCGTGTCACGCGACGTGCACTTCACCGTGATGCGCCCGGATGGCGTTTGGTCAACACCGTATGGCTTTCCCGGGTGGCTTCAAGTCTCTCAAGACGGGCAGGTCTTTTGCGATGCGCACTACAGCGACAAGGGCCGCCAGCGCGTACCTGCAAACAGCCCAGTGCTGCGTCCTGGGGTTGGCGGCTACACCATGGTGCAACTTCGCCTGCCCCTACACGGGCATTTTCGCGTACACCGATTGGTGTTGCTCGCGCACGCATACCGCGACGGGTGCGAGCAGCTAGACGCGAACCATCTGAATGGGATCAGAGCAGACAACCGGCTGACGAATCTTGAGTGGTGCACTCGCTCGGAGAATCACTTGCATGCCTATCGTGTGCTCGGTCGCCCGGCAGCGAACAAAGGAAAGAAGCCTTGGAATTTTGGTCGCCCTGATCCCGCGCAGTGGGTCGCTGTGGTGTCTATTGATCAACGTGGGCGAGAGACTGAGTTCCCCTCTATACGTGATGCAGTTGAGGCTGGGTTCGCGTCCAGCGCGATTTCTCATTGCCTCGCTGGACGACGGAGCTTGCACCGCGGGCTGAAATGGAAGCGCGCGCCATGAGCCAGAAATTCACCCTGCACAAGGGCGACTCCCGCCGGACGGACGTGCTGGCCCGCGCTCACGCGTTTCTTGACCGACTACCGGATTCGCACGCGTGGGAAATTGAGATAAGGCGTCACATCAAGCGGCGCACGAACGATCAGAACGGCGCGTTGTGGGCGGTGGCGTACCCGACTCTTGAGCGAGCTACAGGCCAGAGTGTGAATGACTGGCACGAGTACATGCTTGGCGAACACTTCGGTTGGGTCGACACCTTCATCTTCGGGAAGCGAAAGCTGCGACCCGCAAGAACAACCACGGCGGGATTCAACGGGGAGCCTGACATCCTGTCCACCGTGGACTTCGCGAGCTATTACAACTTCATCCAGGAGCGCGCAGCCGAGAACGGAATTGACGTTCCTGATCCTGACCCGTTTTGGAAAGAACGATCGCGGAGCGCGGCATGAAGCGCGGCCGCTCCACCGGCACTGCCACGAAGGCGCAATCCGCCCGCATGGATGCGATCACAGACGCTGGCTGCATCCCCGTCTTGGGGATGCCGTACACCTTTGTGACCGCAGGCGGTGAGGTTTTCAGCAACCATCCCAACAGCCGTTGGCGTGGGAAGTTGCGCCAAATGCTCCCCGCCGACAACGGCCGTGGGTATTTGCGCGTCCGCTGCCACGGGAAGTCTCGATGCGTTCATTTGCTGGTCGCTGGCGCGTTTCTTGGCCCAAAACCGGAGGGGATGGAGGTTAACCATCTCGACGGGAATAAGCGGAACAATCGGCCGGAGAATCTTGAGTACACGTCGCGCTCCGGGAACATGAAGCACGCCGTAGCGGCGGGGCTACTGGTTCCGAAACGTGGCGAAGCTCACCACAACTGCAAGTTGCCGGCCGAGACGTTGGCGGCTATCGCCTCCGATTATTGCCGAATGGCTGTACGCGGCCGCCTCCCTCTTGGTGCAGCAAAACAATTGGCGCGGCAGTACGGGGTCAGCGAGGACATGCCAAGGCGCATCGCGCGCGGCCTTGCTCGCAAGGTATTAACACCATGAATCGCGCCGAATCAGACCGCATAGTGCGCGCCAAAGAAGGCCCGTGTATCGCCTGCGTTGTTCTACACCAGCGCGATGAATTGCCCGAACACATGGTCGTCGTCGGCTGCGACTACCACCACATGAAATCTGGCAACGTGAGGCGCGGGCATATGTTCGGCGTTGCGCTCTGCGTCTGGCATCACCGCCGCCACCCTTGGGGCGACTGGACATTTCCGCAGATGCGGAAAATTTACGGCCCCAGCTTGATGGACGGCTCTGCGCTGTTCCATCGCACCTACGGCTCCGACGACTGGTTGCTGGCAAAGCAAGCCGAAGTGCTGGGCGTTGTTCAACTGGAGGATGCGGCGTGACGTTGAGATTGACGTTCGGAGTCGACCCAGGGCTTTCTGGTGCTATTGCGTGCCTAATCGACGGCGAGCCCGGCCCGATCCTCGACATGCCGACGCGATCGGCGACCAAGACAACGAACCGCGAAGAGGTCGACGAGGCGCAGCTTGCCGAATGGGTGCGTGCCCAGGTGCGATCGCATCCAGGCGCCTACGTGTCGGCCTGCATCGAGCGAGTCGGCGCAACGCCTGCAGAGGGACGCAAGCAAGGCGGCTCGTCGATGTTCAACTTCGGCGACGGGGCGGGGGCAGCGCGCGCGGTGTTCGGGACCTTGCGTATCCCATACGTGCGCGTCGGTCCCGCGCAATGGAAGCGCCGCTTCGGCCTGATCGGTAACGACAAGGACGCAGCGCGCGTGCTGGCGATCAAGCGCTTCCCGAGCGCAGCGCACCAGTTGGCGCGAAAGAAAGATGGAGGCAGAAGCGATGCGCTCTTGCTGGCCCTGTGGCACGAGCAAACTTCGAACGGAGTGCGCGCCGCATGAGCGTCCGAATCGAGGTCGCAGTCGTACGCCCCGACGGCAGCCGCGAAGTCATCCCGGCGACGCTCTCCTGGGTCGGTTCGCGGATGCAGACGATCCAGTTTGATCGCGACGTGCCGGTACAGGCCGGCGACTACCTGGACTATCCGAGCGTTTGGGTTGGGAACAACGGAGCGAGCGCCGCGTGACTGCTCCGCCAACGGTCTGGCACTTCATCTGCAACGACCACGGCCGTCTGCGCGCCTGCAATCAATGTGCGAGAAATCCGCTGAACCAACCTGAGGCGGCGACGAACCCGAATCAGGTCTGGGACAAGCCGACGACGGCCAGCGACGGACGGTGTGCGAACTGGATGGCACGGCGGGCGTGAAACCCACGACCCGACTCCCCGAAGAAATCGAGCGCGACGTGCGCGTGCTGCTTCGCTACCTCCGCAAACACCGGCACGTCGAGGCCTACCTCACGAGCACCTTAGGAAAGTTGCGGGTTCATACGGTGGGCCGAGATTGCGAGCGCATCGGGCGGTACGTGGTGGGCATCGTGTGGGAAGACCTCGGTGAGCTGATCCGAGAAGACGTGGCGCACGCGATTGAACTGGTGTCGGACAGGGGGAGAGGGTGATGGCTGAGGACTTGCTGACGCAGTTGCAGCGCTGGGGGCTGGTGAAGACGTTCGTGCCCGGCGACGACTCGAAGCCCGCGCGAAGCCAGCACCTAATCGAGCGGAAGCGGAAGTTCGCGCCCATGACCCGCAAACGCCTGGCGAAGAAGCTGGCGAAGCGCGACGGCGGCGACCGTCGGCGTATCGTCGCCAAGGCCGCCTGCGTTCACGGAATGGGCATTGTGCCGAAGTGGTCGAACGACCCGATCCGGTGTACCGAGACGCGAGGTGGCGGCCCTACAAGCATGGTCGAAAAAATCAACATGCCGCCGGAGCTGCAGTGGATTGATCGCGCGCTGACAAAGCTTGCCGAACGGTCGCCCATCCTGAGCTTGGTCATACGGGAGGAATTCACCGGGCGAGGGGTCTCGCAGAAAGACCGTGCTGCCGATGCGAGACAGAAGTACGGCGGCGAGCTGAGCTACTGGCAATACCGCCGCGAACTGGAAAGTGCGATGGCCTACCTCGAAGGATTCAGATCGGCCGCTTGACAAGTGTGCAAATCGGACCGCACTATATTTGCGATCCTGTAACCACTCCCCCCCCCCGAAGCCCTGGCCAAAAGCCGGGGCTTTCTTTTTGCACTCCCGAAATCAGTTCCAGCACGCGGGCGCTCGCCCATTGTCATGCGTGCTGACCGCGAGCCCGCGTCCGGTTCCACCGGCCGGGCTCGCCCCTATTCAGCGCGTTCTAGCCGTCGCGCGTTCACACAAATAGCCTAGACCCGGCCAGTTCCATGTCGCCGGAGTCAAAAACTTGCATGGCGCCCGGGTGACCCGCCCGTAGCCTGACTGCTAGCCCAGTCGGCGATACACGCTCCTCATGTGCACTTACGCGACGCCGGCAGGTTTTCGAGCAATCGGAAGCCAACGGGCGGGCACAAGGTTCGCCCCCTGTATCGGGCGGAGCGATAAAGGCACCGGCTAGACCAGCAAGAGCATGTGCACGTAAGGGGTCATAGACCCATGTTGCCTGCGCGTATTAGCTGAACTGGTTAGTTTACAATTTAACAAGGGTCGGCGGCCGGTAACCGAAGACCTTAGAGGCCCGGAAGCGTGGCTAGACGCTCCGGGCCTCGCCTTTTCTGCGGATCGGCCATGCGTCGAAACCGTTACGGCCCCGCTTAGGCGCGGCTCGCCCCTATCGCCAGCGCCACGACCGCCGTTTCCCTAGAACGGCTGCGCTGGATTCCCGCGCGCGTGCCTCATCACCGCGACGCGCGGGCCTTTATTCGGAGATCGAGCGAATGACCACAAGCGAAGGCCATGAGTGAGCGTGTCTTGGAAACGCTGCTGCTGGCGTCAATCCCGCTCCTGCTACCCGTGGTGTGGGCAGGGATGAAGCGGTTTGCGCCCAAAGCCGTGGCGTCGATCAAGACCGCGCTCGGCATCGGCCGGGCGGCGGAAATGGCCGAGTCGATCCGGCTGATCCGCGCTGAGTTGACCCCCAACGGTGGCGGCTCGATGCGCGACGAGACGAGACGTGCGGCGCGCGACGTGCGGATGCTGGGCGCGACGTTTCGCGCCTACGTCGAGAACACCGATGAGGGCATTTTCGAGGCCGATTTCTCGGGCGCATGCACACACAGCAACGCGACCTATCTGCGCTGGACTGAGCGCAGCATCAAAGACGTGATCGGTTGGGGATGGACCAACTGCATCGCCGAGTATGACCGCGAGCGGGTTCGCGAGGCGTGGGATTCGGCGGTCGAGGAAAAGCGCGAGTTCAGCGGACGCTATGCGATGGTCACGGCCTCGGGCAGTGAGTTTTCGGTGGACACGACAGCAATCCCGGTCCGAGACCCGAGTAACGGCGAAACATCCGGCTGGGTAGGCCATGTTCGCCGACGGTATCCGACCGGCCAACAGCCAGCGATGCCGCCGCACATGCGCGAGGACAACGGCAATTGAACGCCGTCGTCTGGATTCTGCTGATCGGTCTCGCGGTCGCGATCTGGTGGGGCTTTGCCTCGCCCATGCCGCCGATGCCGCCCGACGTCGACCCGAAGGACGACGAGCCGCCCAGCAATTCGGATAACTGGTGGGTGTGACGTGACGAACACCGCGCCACCGGCTGCGACCCGTGCCCCGTGGCCGGTTGCGCTGGCCACGGCGTTTATCCTGGCGATGGGTGCCGCGTTTCACCAGTCCGAGGACGGTGGGCGGTTCAGGCCGAACCCGTACTACGACGGCGTGGGCATGCTTACCGCGTGCGGCGGGCTGACCAACGCCTCGACGCGCATCATCGGGCACAAGATCGTCGAGGGCGCGACATACACGCCCGAGCTGTGCCAGCGCCTATTCTTTGAAATGGCGGGTTGGTACAACGCGCGGTTGCGCGAGTGCGTCGTCGTTCCCGTGTTTCCGCGCGAGGTATTTGCCTACCTGCACCTGGCATGGAACATCGGCGTGCCGGCGTTCTGTAACTCGACGCTGGTCAGGAAGCTCAACCGGCAGAACTACGCGGGCGCATGCGACGAGATCCTGCGCTGGGTGTTCACCAAGAGCGGCAACTGCAACGTCAGGGCGAATAACTGCTGGGGCATCGTGCTGCGGCGTCGCATCGAGCACACGTTCTGCACCGGCACGCTACCGATTCCGGGGCTGTCGTGATGCACAACCGCCGCCACGATGATTACTTGAAGCGCGACATGATCGAGGGTGCTGTCGTGATCCTCGTAATGCTGATCGTAGCGGCAGCCGCGTACATGTGGATCACGGACACGGACCCGGATATCTTCGCTATGCGTGCCAACGCGCAGCAGCCGGGCCCGTTCGCGGACGGTTTCGAGTCGACTCCGCTGACCTATTGCGAGTCGATTGCAGCGGACCCTCAAGTTCAACCCGCCGACTGGCGAGCCGTCGACAAGGCATGGGACTTCGCCTGGCGCGCACCGAACGGTCTAGGCGGCAAGCCGGTGTATCCGTACAGCGGCGGACACCTTGTGCCAGTGGGTGCGGCTCGCAACAGCTACACCGTGATCGGCCCGTTCTATCCGATCGCGAAACAAGTCGTGAAGGTCGATTGGGTTGTCGCGCAGGGCAATGGATCCATCGGCTACCGCCAGCCACGGCCGGCGGATTACATGCACTTCACTATCAGTCCGTGTCCGGGTGATCTGCGCGCGGCAACGCTAATGCCGCAATCGGCCGACCCGTTCTTGCAAGCCGGGTGCCGCCGTGGCGGGCAGGAAGGCAGCATCACGTTCCACACGCTCGACATTCCTTCCTCGTTCCAGTCCTGCGCGCTTGTCGCAGGCGAGCCGTACTACATGACCGTGATCGCCGCCAATCCCGAGGACGGGCTGGACGACGGAGAGACCACCTGTTCACCCGTGCCGAGTACGGCGTCAGGCTGTGATGTCAACGCCACGCATGCGCCGACGAACTGAGATGGATACCGCCCGCCAAGTGTGGAAGTTCGGGTTCGCGATGTTGTTCGTGTTGGGCGTGGTCTGGGCTGGCATCGGGTACGGGATCTATCTGCTGATCAAGGCGGTGTTGTTGTGATCACGATCAACCCTGAAGCGATCGCATTCGGTGAAAGGCTGAGAACCGCGCGCCTGGCGAAAGGGTGGCGCCACACGGACATTGCGGAGCGCATGGCGTGCCATGCCCCCGACCTGGTGCCGTGGGAGAAGGGCCGCCGCTTCCCGGGGTTCGCCACCTTGGTACGCCTGGCGCGCGCGCTTGGGGTGTCGCTCGACTGGCTGATGCTCGGGCACGACAAGGTGCCGAACTTCACGCCACGCGTCGAAGTGCAGACGGTGAAGGTCGACGCGCCCCGTGTCCGCATCGTGCACAAGCCGTGCCCGCGATGCCGCGGCCAGCATCCGCTGGGCATACCAACGGAATGGAGGGTGTAGGGATGGGCTGGCTCACCACCAAGCTGCTCGCCTACGTCTCGTGCTCGATCATCCTGATCCTGCTGGCGTTCGTCGGCGTGCAAACGCTGCGCCTGGGCGCGGCCGAGAACAAGGCGCTGACCATCGAGGCCAGCTACGCCGCGGCCTACGCCAAGTCGCTGCGCCAGGGCATCGCGGCGGAACGCGCACGCAACGTGGTCTCGGAGACCGTGGCCGACACCACGCGCGAGCAGGCACGTGCGGCAAGTGCTGACGTGCAGACCACAACCGCAGCGGCGATCGAGCGTGTGCGCACCGTGCGCGTCGAGGTTCCGGCGAACTGCCCGACCGAGCTGCCGCGCGAGATCGTCGACGAGGGCATGGCGGCCGTGAACCGCGCCAATGAGGCGAAAAAATGACCGACGAGAATACAAAGAGTGTCGCGCACAAGCACGGGGTTCCGTGGAGCGCGGCGACACCTCCTGATTTCGAGGCCAAACGCACCACTGGACGACTACGCGCCTGCGGCTACTGCGGCTCGATGCATCCGGCGGATGTGGCCGAGGCCATCCGTCAGGGCGCCAGCGGCCACTGGGCTGACTTCAAGTACTGGCCCCACAAGGCATACTTCGAGGGCGTGCCAAATCCGCATGCCGGGCTGATGGAGATCCGTAGCTCCTCCAGCCATCCGAGCGAAGCCTATCCGGTCGAGCACACGCGGATGCGCATCAACGACCGCACCGGCGAGCGGCAGGATCAGAAGTGGTACAGCGAACCGCCGAAGCCGGCCAGCGCGACAACGTACGGCAAGATCTACACGGTGCACCTGCAGGACGCATCGCCTGAGGACCGCGATCTGATCGAGCAACACCTGGGCATGTCGTTCGAGTTCACGGACACCGGCAGCGTGAGCTGGAAGACGAACCGATGAGCCGCTACCTGCTGCCGCTACTGCTCGCCGCCTGCACCCCCGTGCGCCCGGTACCACCTGAGCAGCCTATGCCTGTACGGGTTGACTGCCAGCAACACGAGACGGCCGACGTACCCGCATGGCCAAGCGCATGGCTGATCGAGGGGCCAGCGTGGGGATTGCAAGTGCTCGGCATCCTCGAAGAAGAACGCAAGTTGCGCGGCGAGGAGCAGGGCTGCATCTTCGTGCTGAAGGCGAAAGGTGTGATCCGGTGAGCAGACAGCGTGCAAGGTGCAACGTCGTGCAAGTTGCGGGGTCCCTGACGTTCAGGTTCGCCAGCAGCGGGTCAACTGAGCGCGAAATCCGTGCACATATGGCCCGGGAAGTTGCGTGACCGGTGACCGGGCAGGACCGCTGTGCTGACCACCCGCAACGAATTCGCGAAAGTAATTGGCATGTCGGCAGGCTGGGTCTCGAAGGCGCTGGACGGCGGCATGCCTGCAGTGCGTTCCGGTCGCGCTGGCGCCAAGGTGCAGATCGACACAGCGGTCGCACTTCCGTGGCTGCTGGGGCGTGCCAGCGAGCGGGCGGCGCCTACACCGGACAGCCAACGCGACCGACTGGCGCGGGAGCAGGCGGACAAGGTCGCGCTCGAGAACGCGCAACGGCGCGGCGAGCTGGTGCCGATCGCTCAAGTCCGAGCAGTCGCATCGGAACTGGTGTCGCGCCTTGGCTCGGCGCTGGAAGGATTGCCGGGGCGGTTGGCGAATGAAATCGCAGGGATCAGCGACCCGGCAGAAATCCGGGCGCGCATCGGCGACGAAATCCGCGGCGCGCGCACGGCGTTCGCCCACGGGATCGAAGTCATGGCCGGGGTTGCTGCTGGAGCTACTGCCCCTGGCGGCGCTGGCGCATCCGCCGCGCAAGCGAAGCCCCGCGCAATGGGCCGACGAAAGCCGCGTGCTGCCGCCCGGAAGCGCGGAACCCGGACCGTATCGAAGTAGCCGAACGCCGTACTGCGTCCCGATCGGGAATGCTTGCACCGATCACCGCTATCGCAAGGTTGGGGCCTGTATGGGCACCCAGCTCGGGAAGACGGCGGGCTTGTTCAACGTCATCGGGCAGAAGCTCGACGACGACCCGGCGCCGATCCTGTACTTCGGGCCGACCAAGTCGAACATCGACAAGGTTATCGAGCCGCAGGTGGTGAACCTGCTGCGCGAATCCCCATCGTTGTGGGCCAAGTTGGACAAGCGAGGGAAGCCGAACAAGCACCTGAAGAAGCTGTCGGGTGTGACGCTGCGCCTGGCCTGGGCGGGGTCGTCGACAGAGATCGCATCGCAGGCCGCGCACACCGCGCTGCTTGACGAGCTCGACAAGATGAAGCCGATTCCTGGCGAGGGCGACGCGTTCGCGCTGGCGGAGGCTCGCATTGCCACGTATCCGGATGGCCGGGTGATTGCGACGTCGTCACCGACCGAGGGAAACGTCGACGTTGCGAAGCATCCTGTGACGGGCATCGAGCACTGGCAGTTAAGCGACGCGGACGATATCTCCAGTCCGATCTGGCGCTTCTGGCAGGAGGGGACGCGGTACGAATGGGCGGTGCCTTGTCCGCACTGCTCAGCGTTCTTCGTGCCGAGATTCAAGCTGCTGTCATGGCCGGAGAACAGCACGCCACGGCGAGCGGAGCGGGAGGCGCGACTCGCGTGCAGCGCATGCGGTGCGCTGATCGGCAACGAGCAAAAGGAGCAGATGAACGCGCGGGGCACGTACCTCGCGCCCGGGCAACAGGTCGAGGGATTCGACCTGGCGAAGAAGGGCCGACCGAACCACGCGTGGCTCAGGGTGGAAGGCGACAACGGCATCGTGATCGGCGATCCGCCGGACTCCGACTCCGCCACGTTCTGGGTATCCGGACTGATGTCCCCATGGGTGACGTTCGGGCAGCGCGCCTCGGGCTGGTTGAAGGCGGTGAAGAGCGGCGACCAGGAGAAGATCCGGGCCGTCATCAACACTGCGTTCGGTGAGCTGTACCGCACGCGCGGGCAGGCGCCGGAGTGGACGGCGATTCGTGATGACTGCATGTCGCCGTACCAGTTGGGCGATCTGCCGTCGGGCGCGCAACGCGTCTTCCTCACGGTTGACGTGCAGAAGGATCGCCTGGTGTGCGTGGTGCGCGGATGGGGCGTTGGGATGGAGTCCTGGCTGATCCATCGCGAAGAACTGTGGGGCGAGACAGACAAGCCGGAAGTCTGGGCCCGGTTGTGGAACCTTAGCGAGCGACGCTTCGGTGATCGTCCGATATCGGCCTACGCGGTCGACTCGGGCTATCGCACGGAGCAGGCGCTCGAATGGTGCCGAAAGCGCGGCGTCAATGCCTACGCGACGTACGGACGAGAGCGGCCGGCGCGGCTTTATTTCCAGACGGACATCGAGGTCAACCGCGGCGGCAAGAAAATCCGCACGGGGATGAAGCGGTGGATCGTCGACACCGCCTATTTCAAGGGCTGGGTACACGACCGCTTCGGTTGGCCAGACGACCAGCCTGGTGCCTGGCACATCCCGGGCACGACACCGAGCGGCGATTTCGCGGCCGGCACTGAAGAGTATTGCAAGCAACTCGTAGGTGAGCAGCGCATGCGGTTGCCGTCCGGCCGCGTTCAATGGATCCGCACCGGAGAAAACCACTACCTCGATTGCGAGGCGCTGCAAGCCTTTCTCGCGCACGTGGAGGGTGTCCGAAATCTACTGCCCCCGGATGCTTCGGATGTGGCACGACCGAAACGCAAGCTGCGCGTCGCGCGCAGCGCCTACATGGGACGGTGACATGGCCTACACATCAACCGACGTTGAAAGGCTCGAGCGTGCCATCGCGTCGGGGCACCTGTCCGTACGCTACGCCGACCGCACCGTCACTTATCAGGGCTCGGAGGAAATGAAGCAGCGGCGTCTCGAAATGATCGCAGAGATTGCCGCCGCTGCCGCTGGCACCAGCCGCAAGCGCACCTTCCGCGTTACGCAATCTGGGACAGGGTTCTGACCATGGCTGACGGAACCAACACGCCGGCGCCGGAGTATCACGCCGCAGGGCAGGGCCGTCGCCTGCAGATCTGGCGCCCGCAAACGTCGGGACCGAACTCTGCCAGCGGGATGGGTACCGTCCTGGCGCGCTCGCGCGATCTAACGCGGAACAATCCGTGGGCTGGTGCGGCCATCGAGAAATCGACGGCGAACGCGATCGGCACGGGAATCCAGGCGAAGGCGGTCTGGGGCACGAAGGAATTCAAGGCCCAGGTGAAACGCCTGTGGAAGCGGTCCTGCAAGGTCATGGACGCAGACGGCGCCCTGGAATACGAAGCGATGCAGGCCTTGGCCTGGCGCGAGTGGCGCGAGGCTGGCGAGATATTCATTCGGCTGCGTGCGCGTCGCGCAGAGGATGAGTTGCCGGTACCGATTCAGATTCAGTTGATTGAATCGGAGCAATGCCCCCGCGAGCACTGGTCTACCGCGAGCAACGGAAACACGATCCGCGCTGGCATTGAGTTCGACAAGATCGGTCGACGTGTCGCGTACTGGATGTACCGACAGCACCCCGGTGACAGGGTCATGATCACGGAGAGCACGGAACTCGTGCGCGTGCCGGCTGATCAGATCCTGCACCTCTACCGCCCGCTTCGCGCCGGGCAGATTCGCGGCGTGCCGGACATGGCGGCCGTGTTGATCCGGGCTTACAACCTGGACCGGCTCGACGACAACGTGCTCGAGCGGCAGAAGATCGCGAGCCTGTTCACCGGGTTCTACGTGACGGCGGCTGACGGCAACGAGTCGAGTCCGTTGGGCGAGACGGTGACGGAAGACGACACGGACGGGACGCCGATTGCGGGGCTTGAGCCCGGCACGATGCAGGAACTGCCGAAAGGCGTGACGCCGGAATTCTCTGAGCCGCCAAGTGCTGGCAGCGATTACCCGGAGTTCATGCGCCTGGGCCTGATGGCGGTAGCAGCGCGCGCAGGAGTTCCGTACGAAGTTCTGACCGGCGACCTGCGCAACGTGAGCGATCGCGCGTTGAAGTTGATCCTCAACGAATTCCGCCGATTGCTGGAAATGGATCAGTGGCTTTACTTCATCCCGAAGATGGGGCAGGCGGTACGCGAGGCATGGTTCGACGCCGCGATCCTTGCGGGCGCGCTGACCGTCCCGGGATACGCCGACGTCCGCGATGACGTGGTCGAGACGCTCTGGGTGCCACAGGGCTGGGGCTACTCGCACCCGGTCCAGGACGTGGAAGCGGACACGAAGGCCATCCGCGCCGGTCTCGTCTCGCGCACGGCGACGATCCTGTCGAACGGTGACGATCCGGAACAGGTCGACGACGAGCAGGTAATCGACAACGAACGCGCCGACTCGCTCGGCCTGAAGCACGACTCCGATGGCCGGAACGCGAAGTCGGGCGCACCTGCGCCGGCAGCGAACGGTAGCGATCAGAAACCCAACGAGGAATGAGTATGTCGATTTTCACGAAACTGTTCCGGCGTGGGCAGACGGTCACCGCCGCGCAGGTACTGACGGAGCTGGCGAATCGCGCCATGCTCATGACGCCCGGCGCACTCGACGCGATGATCCTGTCGGCGCAAGCGGTACCGGAGCGCACGGGCTGGCGCGATGATGACGACTGGACGCCGCACGGTTCCAAGCCCGAGCACCTGATCGACATCGTCGACGGTATCGGCGTGCTGGCTGTGCATGGCCCGTTGTTCCAGCGCTGGGATGTTCTGGCGTGGTGGTACGGCGGGACCGGGTATGACGTGATCCGCGCCGCTTTCGACATGCTGCTAGCTGATGCCGGCGTGCGCGAGATCGTGTTCGATGTCCGCAGCAATGGCGGACAGGTGTCCGGCTGCTTTGACCTGGCCGACTACCTCGCGTCCAAGCGTGACGTGAAGCCGACGACAGCCATCGCGAATGACAGCGCCTACAGCGCCGCGTATGCGATCGCAGCGACCGCGCGCCGGGTCGTGGTCACGCGCACCGCCGGCACCGGTTCCGTCGGCGTCATCGCGACGCACGTCGACATCAGCAAGTGGGAGGCCGGCATCGGCATCGCGTACACGATGGTCATGGCGGGCGAGAAGAAGGCCGACTACTCGCCGCATGCGCCGCTTTCCGAACGCGCGCACGCCGAACTGCAAACCGAGATCGACCGCCTCTGGGAAATGTTCATCGCGAGCGTGGCCACGAATCGAGGCCTCGACGCAGAGGCCGTGCGCGCGACGCAGGCGGGCTGCTACTTCGGTCCTGGCGCGGTGGCGGTTGGCTTCGCCGACGCGATCGGCACGCTGGAGGATGTCGTCGCGGGGCGGGTCGAGTATCCCAATGTGACGGACACGAGCCCGGACGGCGATCCCCCGGAGGATGAAACCGAGGCGACCGCTGCCGTACCCGCAAGCGCGGCGGCTGATGATGTACTGACACTCGACTTGTCGGCCGACGCCGAGACGATCGCCAAACAGTTAGAGGCGGTCACGGCCGCGATCGAAAAGATCAATGTCGAGGCTGATGCCGCAGCCGCAGAGCTTGGCGAACTGGCCGCCGATGTTGGCCCAACCGCGGAGCAACAGGCCGCCACATTCGCCGCGGCTGTCCTGGCCGCACCCCTTCCCGCCGACATTGGCATGTCGCTGCTGAAGCGCGGGCCGAAAGAACAGACGCCCGCTCTCGCCATTGCCTACGCCGTGAGCGTGCGCGACGCGTGTTTCGCCGCCGGTCTCGAATCGACCGCGCCGAATTACATCGAAACGAACACCGATCTCCCCACCGTCCGCGCGCAGCTTCTCGCTGCAAAGGCAGCAGGCGGCCCCGAGATCGTCACCACACATCCGGAAAAAGCGTCCGCCGCGTCGGTGCTTTCTTCCGACTCCGTTTATGAATCACGTCGTCGCGCTGCCGCCGCGCCGACGGTCCTCTAATCCGCGGCTTCAGGAGCTACAGCTATGTCTCTCAACGAAGGTAATCACACCCTGGAGTTCCTGTTGTCGGAAGCTCCGGGCCAGCGTTCCCGTGAAGCCGGCGTACTGCTGAGCGGCCAGGATCTGGTCGCAGGCGCAGTTCTCGGTCGCATCTCCGCCGCCCAGGCGGCCTCGCCGATTCCGGCTATCGTCGGTACCGGCACGGGCCTGATGTCGGCGCTCACGCTCGGTACTGCGGTCCAGGCCGGCAACTACGTCATCACTCTGCTCGCGACCAGCGCCACGGCCGCATTCAGTGTGGTTGCGCCGGACGGAACCGCTCTCCCGAACGGTGCCGTGGCGACCGCCTACACCAGCGATCACATCAGCTTCCTGATCGCCAACGGCGGCACCATGACCATCGGCGATACCTACACCGTCGCGGTCACCGCTGGCGGCACGCCGGTACTCGTCGGCACCGGTACGGGTGTCGTCTCGGCCTTTTCGCTCGGCCCGGACGCACAGAACGGCACCTACCGCGTGCAGCTGCTTGCCACGTCGGCCACGGCAGAGTTCGAAGTGATCGCGCCGGACGGATCGAAGCTCAAGCGTGGTCAGGTCGCGACCGCCTACACGAGCAGCCACGTCAACTTCACGCTCGCCAACGGCGGCGTGATGACGATCGGCGACTATTTCAACATCGTCGTCGCGGCGGGTTCAGGCAAGTACGTGGCCTACACCCCGACCACCTACGACGGCCGTCACAAGCCGGCTGGCGTGCTGGCTGGCGCGACCGACGCGAGCGCAGCGGATCAAGACATCGCGCTTATCGCGCGTGAAGCCGAAGTCTCCGGTGATCGTCTCACCTGGGCTGCGGCTGTCACCGCAGCGCAGAAGGCTGTCGCGGCGACGCAGTTCGAAGCGCGCGGCATCCTGATCCGCTAACCCCTCAACCACCTACAAACCGATGGCCGCCTCGCGCGGCCGTTTTCGTATTCGGCCTCGCATTCGCGGGGCTTTTTTCTTAGGAGCCTCGCAATGTCCGTCTGGAATGTTTTCGATCCCGATGCCTTCAGCCTGCAAACGCTGACGGCGACCATCAACAACCTGCCGTTCGTGCCGACCCAGATCGCCGGCATGGGTCTTTTCGAGGAACAGGGGCAACCCAACCTCACCGCGCTGCTCGACGAAATCAACGAGACCATCGGCCTCGTCGCGGTGAAGCGTCGTAACGCTAACGGCCAAGTCGTGAACAGCGACAAGGGCAAGGTGTACGACTTCTCCATTCCTCATCTGCCGCAGCGCGCCAGCATCATGGCCGATTCCGTGCAGGGCGTGCGCGAGCTCGGCACTGAGGGCAATGCCCGCACGGTCGAGTCGCAGCGCGACCAGCGTTTGGCGAAGATGCGTCGCCAGAACGATTACACAATCGAGTACCACCGTCTGCAGGCGATCCAGGGCAACTACATCGACGTCAATGGCGATGCCACGAGCTTGTTCACCAAGTTCGGCGTGGCGCAGGTGACCATCGATTTCGCGCTCAACAATGCTGCAACTGCGGTGCGCGGCAAGTGCCTGTCGGTGGCGACGAGCATCGAGGATTCGCTTGGCGGTCAGCCCTACACCGGAATTGAAGCGCTTTGCGGCGCCACGTTCTGGAACGACCTGATCACGCACGCGAAGGTCGAGGCGACCTATCTCAACAGTCAGATGGCAGCGGCGCTGCGAGAAGGTCTGCTGAATACGCTGGACTTCGGTGACATTCGCTTCCATCGCTATCGCGGCAACTCGGCGGTTGGCCTCTCCGCGAAGCAAGCCTATGCGATCCCGACGGGCGTGCCCAGCATGTTTCTGACGCGCTTTGCGCCAGCGAACTACATGGAGACCGTCAACACCGTTGGCCTGCCGTACTACGCCAAGGCCATTCCGCTGCCGTTCGACAAGGGCATCGAGATCGAGGCGCAGTCGAATCCGTTGAACGTCAACGTGCGTCCGCACGCGGTGATTAAGCTCACCACTCCG